CTGGGCGAACTTGCCCTGAGACTCCGTGATCGCCGCGCCCTGCTCCGTCCACCCTGCGGTGATACCGCCGAACAGCGAGGAGGCGTGCGAGGTCACGTCGATGGCGGGGAACGGGACTCGCGCCGAGTCCATCGGAATCACCCTGGCCCGCGACCGCACCACTGCCGTTTCCAGCGCGAGACGCAGAACCTCGGAACGGAGGATTTCGGGAACGAGGAAGCCGCCGGTGGCCGGGTCGATGCTGGAGTAGTCGTTGCGAATCCGCCGCCACTTCTCCTCGCCCACCATGTTCTTGTGATAGATCGAGTACAGGAAGTCCGGCATGTCCTTGAACTCGGCATCCAGCGCAGCGCCCGCCGCGCGGCGGTTGTACGCCGTGCCCTTGTGCGGCGCTTCCCACTGCTCGATGTTGCCGGTCACGTCGGGCTTGTTGACCCCCGCGTCGATGAGGAAGCTTCGCAGCCCCTTCTGCACGCCGTCGTCGATCATCCGCTGGATGTCCGGGCGCTTGTCGTTGACCGCCTTGTTGTACTTCTTCAGGAAGTCCGCCGCGGTCTCCTGGTTGGCGAAGACCGCCGTGCGCTGCTTGTCGTCGGCCAGCAGTTCGGCGAGACCTTCGGGGGTGTCCGGGATTGCGTCCTTTGCGATAAACGGTGCGTCTGCACCACCGGCCATCATCGGGATCAGCGTCCCGTCAGAGTAGAGGTTCTGTAGCTTGCCGTCCTTGACGACTACCCCGAGCACGCGGGGGAAGTGCTTGAAGCGACTGACGCCGCGCTTGACTCGCCCCCAAGCTGTGGCCCAAAGGCCGTCCGCCTTAGCGACGTATGCGCTGGTAAACAGCAGCGCCATCAGGAGTGTTGCCCTTACGTGGTCTACCATGTGTTCCTCCCTACGCCACTGCGAACAGTGCGTCTTCGGTGTCCTCTACGATTTCTTCAAGGAGCCGTCCGAAATCGACCGGCTCAGGGGTTACTTCAATCTCGTCCGCGGCCTCGGGGATGATCTCTTCGGTGTTGACGATCGCGGCACGAGAAGCCATTCGCGCCGCGATCGCCTCTTCGTCTTCACCGTCGATGCGGTCGGCCAAGCCCGCCTCCACGGCCTCTGAATCGCTGAACCACGTCTCGTCGCGCATCTTGGCCCGCCACTCTTCCGTTGTTCCGCCCGCCTTCTCGGCATAGATCGACGCGATGTTGTCGCTGGACTTGTCGAGGATGTCCGCCATCTTCCGCATGTCGTCGGCTGGGCCGATCACCAGGCCGGCGGCTTCGTGGATCATCATTTGGCTGTGCGGCGACATCGTTACCGAGTCCCCGGCCATTGCGATGAAGGAAGCAGCAGACGCCGCGAGGCCGTCCACGTAGACGTTGCACTCGGCTGGGTGACGCTTGACCGCGTTGAAGATGGCGATACCGTCGAACACGTCACCACCGGGGGAGTTGATGCGGAGGGTGATCTTGCTGGCCGTGATCCCCGCGAGGTCGTTCATGAACTCGCTGGCCGTCACGCCCCAGAATCCTATTTCATCGTAGATGTAGACCTCTGCCTCTGATTGGCTGAGGTTCGTGATGCTGTACCAGCCGCCGCGCTTGCCCTCGGGGAGATCGCCGCGCCGTGCGGCGAACATCGCCAGCACTTGCGGCAGGTCCGCAATCGGTCGGGTGGATGTGAACCGCTGATCCACTATTCGGCCTCGGGGTCGCCTTCGGGTTCGGTTCCTTCGGTCGTCTCGTCTTCCGGCTTTGGCTCTGGATCGAACTGCATGTAAACCTCCGTATTAGAGGCAAAACAAAAAGCGCCCTCACCGGACGCTCATGGCATCTCAGTAAGGGCGCTCTAGTCGCCTCGCGCTATTTAGTTAATTGCAATTTAGGGTATGCGGTTTAGGTTGTCAAGTGCCTAATCCCCAGTGGCGTCGGCGAGTACCGTTGAACCCTTCTGCTGGTCGGCCAGCTTGAGGTACGCCCGCCGACAGCTTCGACAAATGTGGAGCCAAGACACGCTCTGCTGTTCGCAATGCCGTCGTACTAAGGTGCGGCCACACAACGCGGACGGGCCTTGCAGTTGGGCTAAGTGATACGTCCCCGACCCGACTCCCGCGAAGGTAATTCCGCAGTCAATCGGAACATGAACTGCCAGCGGCTCATTAAACAGCGTGGCGTACTGCGTCACGCTGTCACCTCGAAGTAACCGCACCCCTTCGGGCAGTCCAGCGAGCCGCCCACCTGGATGTTGGCCCCGACCCTACGCGAGCACTTGGGGCAGCGCGGCTCCGCGACGACGTTCTGCATTTCCTCCGGCGTCTCCGGTAACGCCAGTGGCAATGGCTCCGGCGTCTCGCCCATCTCCTCGAACGGCACCACGGTGGCCCCGCTCGGCAATTGGAACAGCCCCTCCGAGATCGCCGGGTCGTACCCGATCTCGTCTCGCGCCTCTTCGAGCGACACTAACCCCGCTTGGAAGTTCTTCCGCGTGCGGTCGTGCATCTTGTCGGTGTCTTCCTGTAGCGCCTTGATGTCATCCAAATCGAAGTACACATCGTCAATGCCCGTGAACTCCGGCGCAAGCGACAGGTTGAGCACGTCGTCAAGATCAGAGAGCATCGGTGCCATCGTGACATCCCACAGCACTTGCCAGTCCGCTCTCTTGTTGGCGTAGCTTGAGGATTCGTAACCGATCAGCAGCCCGAGGATCGAGCCAGGGATGCCGAATACCATTGCGATCCGCGCCTCAGATACCGCGTCCAGCTCCTTCGGCAAGGCGTCACGCAGGCCGCGGTTGAGCCCGAGCTGCTGATAACTCGATTCGGTGTTGTCGAGGATCAGCCACTCGCCGGTTGGGCCGGAGAACATGCGGGACTTTCGCTCGCGCAGTTCGTCTTTGGCTTCCTGCGTCAGCTTCGTCTTCACCGTGAGCACCGCGCCCGGACCCGCCCCGCCGGACTCGAAAAACCGCTTGAGGAACGACTGCATGTACCAGTCGATGTCCAGCCGCCCCATGATCGGCATCAGCGGTGGCATCCCGTAGTAATCGTTAAACGGGTTTCTCGTCTTCCAGTGCAGCACGTCTTTCGCTGCATAGATGACCTTGTCCGTGCCCGTGTTGTACTCGTACCCCTCGATAAAGTTGTCTTTCGACGGGATGATCTTCACCCGGTCGGGCCGCATCCGCCACAGTTGCAACGGAAAGCTGTTGGGGAATTGCTTCGAGCGGGCCTTGAGCGCGTAGAAGTTCCCCGCGAGAGAGCGGTCCATTACCGCCGTGCCCCAGAACTGACCGCGCGACATGTACGGGTTGGGCGCGTTCAGCAGTTCCACCAGGGGATGATCGGGCAACTCCTCGACGTAGCCATTCTTGACTAGCATCGCGTTCGGCGCGGGGATGCCCTTCGCGTTGAGGATTTTCTTCTCGTTCAGGATTGATGCTCGGGGGTTGCGTGACGTCGGGCTATTGCGCCGCCACCTGCGGCCGCAGAGGTGAGGCTCGCCCGCAGACGACGCCAGGAGTTCCACCGCTGCGTAGACGATCTCGTTGGTGGCGTAGGCCCTTCCTGTCTGCTGGAAACTACCGGTGGGGGTGTAGAGGCCGGAGGACTGGAAGGGGGCTGAGGGGAGCGGGGAGCGATTGCGAACTGGAAGCCGGAACGTGTCGGCAATGATCCCCATGTATTCCCTCCCTAGAGCCCAACGAGATAGACAAACACCCTGATTGCCACCGCCAGCAGCGCGGCGGTGAACACCACGACCGCCGCCGCCGCTGCCAACAGTATAACCATCGTTGCAATTATACGCTTGTCGGCTGAATCAATCATTTCGGCTCCTTCCGCTGGACGGGGGCAATCAACTGAATTAGATCGCCGACCTGATAAGCGTCCCACGCGCAGTTTGTCGCCGTAAGGCTGGCGCACATCGCGACCAGCGCCCTCGCGTCCGTCATGCCATCCACGTCTCGTAGCACGGCTCGCCAGAACTGCCGATACCGCAGCACGAACGGATAGAGCGAACCGTAGCGAGGAGCCTCCGTGATTTGCGGTGCTATCAGGTCAGTGAGCGGCTGTAAGGGATTCACCGCCTTCTCTATCGTCACGTCGTCACTCATGCGAAAAACACTCCTGCCTGCTCGTCTGGTTGCGTTAACCCCCGACCGATGGCGATTATCAGCGCCTCGATCCCGTCGTATCGTTCCGTGCTCGCCTCTTTGTCCGGCCTGATGTGCTCCTCCGCGTCCATCCTCACCGCCACATTCGACGCCATCCACCTCAGTACAGGGTTCCCGCCGTGGTTGATGCTCGATTCCAGCAGCATCTTCTCAAGCTCCTTTGTCCCGGCATTCATGTCCTTGAACCCATCCCCGGCCTGGAACACGTTGAACCCGTCCTCCATGAGTTGTGTCTGTAGGTGCGCCGCGTTCCACCGCTTGGTCACGACCTCTCGGATGTCGTACTTACTCCACAGTTCGTTGAGCTTTGTCCTGATCGCGCCAAAATCGATCACGTTACCGGGGGTTGCGGTGATCCACCCGTCACGCTCCCACTCCTCGTAAGGCACCATGTCCCGCCGTGACCGCTCCACGATCCGCTCCTCTGGCACCCAGAAGAACGGGAGCACCGCTTTCGATCCGGGGAACCAGAGCACCAGCGCGGAGATGTCCACCGTTGACGACACCACGAGTCCAGCGGCGCAGTCCTTCTTGCTCAGTTCTTCGAGGTCGATCTCGCCGTCACCGTTGGCCCACAGTTCATCCGATAGCCACCGTGTGCTCTGCGTCGTCCAGACGTCGAGGTGCAGTTGCAGGAAGGCGTTGACCTCACCAGGGACCTGCTTGGCCTTCGCGCACTTCCGCTCCAAGTCGTCGAGCTTCACCGACACGTTGAGATTCGGGTTGGCTTTAATCCATACCGAGGGATCGGACCACTCGTCTTCAGGGTCGATGGTGGCAATGTAGGCGAACAGCGTATCGTCCTCCACCACGCCTTCCAGCACCTTGACGGCGTATTCGTGTTTCTGCCAGCACACCGACCGCCGGTCGAACCCCGCAGTTGTGATGTAGTTCACCAACGGTTGACGCCTCGCGCCCGTCCCTGTTTCGAGTACGTCGACCATTCGGCGCGTCTTGTGCGCGTGCAACTCGTCCACGATCGCCCCGTGAATGTTGAGCCCGTCCGTGGAGTCGGCGTCAGCGCCCAACGGCTCGAACTTCGACCTAGTATCGGGTTGGTTGAGGTTGCCCACGAGCACCTGTATGCGAGCCTTGAGGGCCGGTGACGCCAGCACCATCGCCCTCGCGTCACCCCAGACGATCTTCGCCTGATCGCGTTTGGTGGCCGCGGCGTACACCTCGGCCCCTGGCTCGTTGTCGAAGAACGCCAGCCTCAATCCTCTTCCGGCCAGCCTGGTCGTCTTGCCGTTCTTCCGGGCCTCCTCTTCGTACACCTCGCGGAACCTTCGCGTGCCGTCCGCTCTGCGCCAGCCTTCGATTGACCCCTCAATGAACGCTTGCCACGGCTCCAGGACGAACATCTGGCCAGCCCACTCGCCCTTCGAGTGTTGCAGGAATCCGAAGAAGTCGATGGCGAACTGCGCCCGCTCTTCGTCAAACCGGATGTCCGTCCGTTTCAGATCCCGCAAATGCCGTTCGCACGCCAGCCTCACTAATCGGCCGGCGACGATCTCACCCGAGGTGACACGCTCGGCGTACTGCGTTACGGGAGAACTAACGGCTGTCGTCATCAGCAATTGGCTCCGTCCGGCGAATGATCTCGCAGTGACGACACACCTTCCGGTCATCCCACCACGTATCCCAGCAATGGCCCGTGACACGCTCACATTCCGCCACGCTGGGCCTTGCGCTGACGGTAGGCGGCGGTTCGTTCGGCTCCGGTAAGAGGCCTCCCGCCCTGAGCTTTGCGGCCAGCTCCTCGCCGGACACCTCCCCACCCCGGAGTAGTGTGTTCTGAAACAGCACGTCTCTCAGGTGCTCCACGAACGCCCGAACCTCCGCCGCCGTCATCGTCCAGGGTTGCGGGTACAATCCGAACACGTTGAGCAAAAGAAGGGCTGCGAACTGGCCTGTCACACGCTGCAAGGCAACCCCATTTCTTGGAGGACTCGCCCCCACACTTCAGGCACTTCATATGTCCTCACTGTGACAGAATCAAGTGACGGTTTCAAGATGATTTCGCCCCCTTGAGGAAGTCCTCGAACTTGTCCTCCGTCTTTGGCGGCACGCTCACCTTCGTTCGGTCGCTCGGCGTGAACCCAAACCGCGCCAGTATCCTCATCGCGGCGTCCAGCTCCTTCAGGCACTTCGACGCCGATCCCCGCCGCGCCACCGCCAGCAGCTTGCAGGCGTGCGCGAACGCTTCCACATCCGCCACCGTCAACACCGGAGCCACCACCACCAACTCCCGCCACACCTGCAAGGCGTACCCCTTCAGCCACTCCGGCGGCGTGTGGTCCGCATCAGGCGGCATCGGCTCGTTCTGGTTCAATGGGCGCTTTCCAGGGTTCCCCTCCACCATCTTGAGGATCGTCGGCTTCCTCGGCCTCCCTGCTGTCAATTTCTGCCTCCCTTCGGAATTATGCGGTCGCATGCACGTTGTATGAG